AAATCGTAGATTTCGAAAAGGTTTTAACACTACTCATAGTGCAAAAATTGCAATTTGTGCAAAATTAAAACATCTCATAGAAACTGGTAGACTTCAAATTAACAGTAAACCTTTAGTCAGTGAACTAAAAACTTTTATTGCTAAAGGGATTAGTTTTGAAAGTAAAGTGGGTGCTCATGATGATCTTGTTAGTTCTTTATTATTAGCATTAAGAATGATAATGCTGCTGCAAGATTGGGATCCAGCAATTTATGATAAAATGCGAGAAGAACATCAAGATGAGTACATAATGCCTATGCCGATTTATATTAATAATTATACATAAATATATACATGAAACCAATTGAAATTATTTGTCAAGATGTCTTTGAAAAAATTCGTAGCCGCTTTCAAAATTTAGAAATGGGCGACGAAATGGGCGCAGTTACCATTGATCCGGGAAAAGCACGATTTTTTGATTTTGATTTTATAATCGAAGGCAATGATCTCGGAAGAGTTAGTATCAGCCTAAATGATTTAGGTAGTCTAAAGGTATATTATAGCCAAGGAATAACGGAAGGTAACGACGATATTATTAAAAAAATGTGGTATGATTTCTTAAAAGAAATGAGAATGTTTGCGATGAGACGACTATTGAGATTCGATACCAGAGATATTACTAAATCAAATTTAGACAGAAATGATTTTCAATATTTGGCAAACAAAAAATCAAAGGAAGATGAAATGAAACAGATGAACGAGTCTAAATGGAATCATAAAAGTACCAAAAAAACCAGTAGAGCAGTAAGAGGATCCACTGAGGTTATTGTTAGACACAAAAACAATGTTCATGAAATGTTTCCCGGAGCTCGTAGTCAAAGAAATAATATTAAAGCAATCTTTATACAAAATAAAGATGGTGAAAGATTTAAATATCCATTTATTCATCCAGCAGGTGCATTTGCTATGGCACAGCATGTTGATCACGGCGGTGTACCACATGATCCTGCAGGTAAAGCAATTATTCGTATGAGTGAAAACATTGCACAGCTTCAAGAATTTAATCGTAAAATACATGTTCAAAAAAGTCAATTGCATGATGATGCAATGGAAATTACACAAAGAGCACAACAAAGATTAATGGAACTAAAATCAAAAATAGAGGCACTTGGAAAAAGACATTACTATGAACAATGGATTTCAGAATTTAATGAATCTGAAAATCCCTTTGAAGCAAATATCGATGATACCACATTAGAAGATTATAAAAATAAATTTACCTTAACTAATTTCCAGGAAGAATTATCTAAGTTTTTCCCATTATTACACAATATCATGCAAGAAACTAATTCAATAAATTTAGAAGAGTTTGTTAATGATACACAAGAAATTGCCGACAATAATTTAGAAGACACTCCATTAGATGATTTTAAACAATTCGAACAGTGGGCAGAAGCAGTTGAACAAAAAAAACTTACAATGGATCAACAAGATGCCTTAAAACAAGCTTTAGATGATTTACAAACACCATTAGATTTAGATACAGCCTATAATTTCTTTAACGAATTTGGTATTGATAGCGATGACTTAGAGGAATTGTTTCAAGATGAAAAATTAAGACCTGAAGAAAAACAGATGGAACCGTTGGAAGTTTTCAAGATTTGGGCAAGAGAAAACGATCAAGAAGATCTATTAGATTATTTAGATATTAATACTCAAGATACTATGCCTCCGGAAAATGTTCCGGCAGAACCTACTGTTGCATCCGCAGCTGAAGTTCCGCCCGCACCTGCTCAACCGGCACAACAACCGGGGGTTATGGAGGCAAAAAATATTGGATCAATGATCAAAGAAGTAGCCAAAATAGTCAATCAATTTTACAATCGAGAACATAAAGAGCAAGGCCTGGGACCATTTCCTAAAGGTCAAGAAGGAATCTGTTTAGAAGTTCAAAAACGTATATCAGAAATGTATGGTGAAAAGGCAGGCGAACAGGCAAGCCAATTAGCAGAAAAATTCATGCAAAAAATTATCAGTCAGGAGCAACACCATCATGGGGATTCCGATAGCGTAGCTGACGATGGTCTTGCAAGATTAAGAGAATTGACCAGTTTAATTAAACAAAAAGTAGAAGGGATTGGAGATCGCGGCGAAGGTGGTAAAGATTTTAATAAAAATATTATGCCTGCCGAGGAGATAGCCGAAGATCTTCAATTAATCAAAAAATTATCAGGTTTGGCAAAATAAATCACATTTTAACCTCATATTAGATTGCAATAATAAATAAAACTGTGCATACTATCAAGGTGCACAGTTTTTCTTTTTAGTCAGTGGGCTAAAAAGAAGCGGCATAACAAAGGCATATTTAAGGAGAAAATCATTATGGCAACTTTGGCTGAAATTCGCGCAAAACTTCAACAATCTTCACAACAAGCCGGTGGTTCAACTGGCGGTGACAACGCAATTTTCCCGCATTGGAATATCGCAGAAGGACAAACTGCAACAGTTCGATTCCTTCCTGACGGTGATACCAATAATACTTTTTTCTGGATCGAACGTGCAATGATTAAATTGCCATTCGCTGGTGTAAAAGGTGAAACAAACAGTAAACCGATCACTGTACAGGTTCCTTGTATGGAAATGTGGGGTGAAACTTGTCCAATTCTTACTGAGGTTCGTCCTTGGTTTAAAGATAAAAGTCTCGAAGAAATGGGTCGTAAGTATTGGAAGAAAAAATCTTATCTATTTCAAGGATTTGTGGTCGATACCAAATATCAAGAAGACGGTAAAACACCCGAAAATCCAATTCGTAGATTCATTATTGGTAGTCAAATTTTTAATATTGTTAAAAATGCACTAATGGATAGTGAAATTGAAGAACTGCCTACTGATTTTGTTCGTGGTCTTGATTTTAAGATCGCTAAAACTAGTAAAGGCGGTTATGCTGATTATTCTACTTCAACTTGGGCTCGTCGTGAACGTGCTCTTAGTGAACAAGAACAAGCAGCTATTAAGCAATACGGTCTTTTTGATCTTAAGGGTTTTCTACCCAAGAAACCGGGCGAAGTTGAACTTAAAGTTATCAAAGAAATGTTCGAAGCATCGGTAGATGGTGAGGCATTTGATATGGAACGTTGGGGTCAATACTACAAACCAGCCGGGTATGGTAGTTCCGGAGGAGATAGCGAAAATTCAGGTAATCGTGTGCCAGCAGTTTCGGCAAAAACGGTCAGTAAACCTCAGGTAGCAGACGAAGATGATCCTCCTTTCGAACCAGATACCCCAAAAGATACAACACCGAAAACTAGTGATGCTAGCAGCAGAGCAGCTGATATCATTGCAATGATTCGTAATCGTCAAAAAACTGAATAATAGGAGATAGACTATGGGAAAATCCTTCGATATCTCGAAGTTTCGCAAGTCTATCACTAAAAGTATTGATGGCTTGGGAATTGGTTTTAATGATCCAACTGATTGGATTTCTACTGGCAATTATGCTCTCAATTATCTTATTTCGGGGGACTTTTTTAAAGGTATCCCCCTCGGTAAGGTAACAGTGTTTGCAGGTGAAAGCGGTGCTGGTAAAAGTTATATTTGCTCAGGAAATATTATCAGACATGCTCAACAACAGGGTATTTTTGTTGTACTAATTGATAGTGAAAATGCACTTGACAAAGAATGGTTAGAAGCATTAGGTGTCGATACATCTGAAGAAAAACTTCTAAAACTTAATATGGCAATGATTGATGATGTAGCTAAAACAATTAGCGAATTTATGAAAGAATATAAATCTATGCCAGAAGACGAACGTCCAAAAGTTCTGTTTGTAATTGATAGTCTTGGAATGTTGTTAACTCCGACTGATGTTACACAATTTGAGGCAGGCGATATGAAGGGTGATATGGGTAGAAAACCTAAAGCACTGACTTCGTTAGTACGTAACTGTGTAAATATGTTCGGTTCATATAATGTCGGAATGGTCTGTACTAATCATACATATGCTAGTCAAGATATGTTCGATCCAGATGACAAAATTTCCGGAGGACAAGGCTTTGTCTATGCATCCAGTATTGTCGTAGCAATGAAAAAATTGAAACTTAAAGAAGATGAGGACGGTAACAAAGTAACTGATGTACTCGGAATTCGTTCTGCTTGTAAAGTTATGAAAACTCGTTACGCTAAACCCTTTGAAAGTGTTCAAGTCAAAATTCCTTATGCTACTGGAATGAGTCCAACTTCCGGTCTTGTTGACATGTTTGAAAAGATGAATGTATTATCTAGAGTAGGCAATAAATTAGCGTATACTAGTAAAGATAACGGAGAAATTATTGCTGAATTTAGAAAAAATTGGACAGAAGATAAATTAATGAAAATCATGACAGAATGGGATAATTCAACGATTCAAGAGAATGTTCTTGTTAATGATTCTTCGGAGGAAAATAATGGATGATCAATTAATTATTGAAATTTGGGAAACTTTTAAAGATTATATTCCAGAAAAAACCAGAGATACGGCTGCTAGTCAATTCGTCGATTTCTTACAAGGTAAAGATGTTGACGAAGATACACTTAAAAGCCTATTAGGGTATGACTCATTTTTAGATTCTGCGGTAGAGTTGGTATTAGACACTGAAGAAGAATTTGAAGATGAAGAAGATCAAGAAGAAGATGGATGGGATTGGGAAGAAGACGAGGAATAAATGACCTGGTATGCTAAAGTCTCAAAAGACATAGCACATTTACCTAACTGTTTAGACTATTTTTATAACCAATTAGAAGACGCAAGAAAAGAGGTCAAAATCTACGGTAATGTAGAAAAGGCCTCTTCTTCTTTACCGGGCACAGTTGAACATAGATTTAATCAGTTACAGGAAATCGAAGCTATTTTGGAATATTTAAATATTGAACTAAGACGAATTCGTAGTAAAGCTTTTAAAAAATATTTAGAAAACTATCCCCGTGCTCTAAGCAGTCGAGATTGTGAAAAATATTCCGAGGGAGAAGCAGATGTGGTTGATATGGAAAAAATTGTTAACGAATTTGCATTACTTCGAAATCAATGGCTGGGGATTATTAAGGCTTTAGATATTAAAGGATTCCAAATTAACAATATTATTAAATTAAGAACAGCAGGATTGGAAGATATTGTCATATAAATTATGTTTATAGAAGATTTAATCTATTCACTTTACATTAATTGTAAAGTAAACAAATTTGACAGTCCTGTACTGTCTAGTTTTGTTTTTCAAAATAGTTCTGGTATTGGTTTTACAGAAAAACAAAGTCTGTTGGCTCTTAAAATTCTAAAAAGATATCAAACAAATTTAAAAGCAGTAATTAAAATAGATATTGGTATGTTTTTAGATAATCCTAATTATAAGTATCCAATTAGAAAGACAAATACCAGTAAAAAAATCCAAATTATTGAACATCCTAAATGGATTAAAGCAATTAAAGTGGAATTTCCATTTAATAATGAGAAAATCGATATTATTAGAAAAAATAAGTTAGATATCGGCTTTGCTGTTTGGGACAGTGACCAAAAAGCATGGATTTTTAGTCTAGATGAGAAAAATATCAAATTTTTACATTCATTTATTGATAATGAAGAATATGAAATCCT